CCGAAGTCTACGGGGCATGCACTGACCGTGAATCCGCAGGCATCATCTACCGCGAAGCCGCTGCGATGGTGCGGGCATCGCCTGCCCTGTCCAAGGTGCTCGAGGTGGTGGACTCGCGGAAGACGATTATTCACCGGGCCAGCAACTCGTTCTATCGGGTGCTGAGTGCCGATGCGTTTCGGGCTGAAGGGCTGAACATTCACGCCCTTCTCTTTGACGAGCTCCACGCCCAACGTGATCGCCGTCTGTGGGACGCACTCCGCTACGGCGGTGCTTCCCGCCGGCAGCCGTTGCTGCTTTCAATCACCACGGCCGGGGAGTTGGACCGCAAAGCACTCTGGTGGGAACAGCGAACGTATGCCGAGCGGTGCAAGGCAGACCCGAAGCTAGACCCGGCTTTCTTTGGCTGCGTGTTCAAAGCCGATGAGGCAGATGACCCGTTTGCAGAGGCGACGTGGCACAAGGCAAACCCGTCGCTGGGGCACACAATCACGCTTGAGTCATTTGCAGCCGACGCACTGGAGGCCAAGAACAGCCCCAGCAAGCTGAACTCGTTCCTGCGGTATCGGCTTGACGTGGCCACGGCGTCAGACGTGCGGTGGATTCTGCCGGATAAATGGGCGGCGTGCGGTGGCGAACTCCGACCGCTCGACGGCCGCCAGGCGTACGTTGGGCTGGACTTGTCGAGCACCACGGACCTGACGTGCGCCGTGTATCTCTTTCCTGACGAGGACGGCACCTTTGACGTGCTGCCATTCTTCTGGGCTGCTGCCGAGAACGCCCAAGGCCGGGCACACCGGGACAAGGTGCCCTATCTGGACTGGGCCAAGGAACGCACTGAGCACGGGCCTCTGCTACGGCTCACGGATGGAAACGCCACCGACTACGACACCGTAAGGCGAGACATCAACGAAATCAGCAAGCGTTTCGTGATTCGGCAGATGGGCATTGACCCGTGGAACGCTCAGCACATCTCTCAGCAACTGCAAGGAGACGGCTTTGAAATCGTAGAGTTCAGGCAGGGTTTCGCCTCAATGTCGAGCCCTGCGAAGTTCCTAGAGACGCTGGTTCTGTCGGGCAAGCTGCGGCACGCCAACAACCCGCTGCTGTCGTGGATGGCCAGTTCCGTGGCAATCGAAATGAACCACGCAGGTGACATCAAGCTGAGCAAGAGCAAAAGCACAGAACGAATCGACGGCATGGTTGGGCTCGTTGAGGCCGTTGGACTCTGGCAGAAGGCGACGGCACCGAAGCCAGAACAAACCTGGGAAATCCACACGATATGATCGCCAACGCCGAGACGCCCGAGAAGTCCTACCGCATCATTGATCTTCGTGGCTCGTACGGCGACGGGTGGAGCGAGTCGCCGGCTCGAGGCCCGGCCGGGGTTCGCATCACGCCCGAGACGGCGCTAATGTGCTCGGCGGTGCTGGCGTGCGTGCGGCTGATTGCCGAGAACGTGGCCACGATTCCGTTGCATTTGTACCGGCGGCTGGCAGAGGGCGGCAAAGAGCGTGCCCGTGATCTGCCGCTGTATCGGATTCTTTCGCAGGCACCCAACGGCTGGCAAACGTCGTTTGAGTTCCGCGAAATGCTGACGGCTCACTGCCTGCTCTACGGCAACGCCTACGCCGAGATTCGCAGCGGTTCCGCCGGGGCTGTCACTGAGCTCTGGCCGTTGCACCCGTCACGAATGAAGGTGACGCAGCTGGAAGACGGCACGCTGCGGTACTGCTACCGCGAGCAGAACGGCAGTGAAACTTACTACCGACAGGATCAGATTTTCCACCTGCGGTGGCTGAGCCAGGACGGCGTGACTGGCATGCTGCCAATCACGCTTTCGCGTGACGCTATCGCCCTGGCCCAAGCCCTTGAGGCTCACGGCGGCAGCTACTTCGGCAACGCCTGCAGGCTGTCGGGGCTCATGGAGAGCGACAACCCGATAACGGTTGAAACTGCCGAGCGTTTGCGTGAGCAGTTTGAGCGTATTCACCGTGGTGCTGATCGTGCCCACAGGACGGCCGTGCTGCCGCAGGGCGTGCATTGGAAAGACGTACAGGCGTCCAACGAGGCGAGTCAGTTCCTAGAGACGCGGGCATATCAGACGGTTGAGATTTGCCGGGCGTACCGGGTTGACCCGTCGTACGTGCAGGACAAAACCAAGGTTGGCTATGCGAGCCAGGAGCAGGCCGCGATCGACTTGGTGCAGCAGACGCTGCTGCCGTGGTTCCGCCGTTGGGAATCCGCCATTACCCGCGACTTGGTGACGCAGGATGACGTGTACTTCGCTGAGTTTGATACCCGTGGCCTGCTGCGTGGCGACTTAGCCGCTCAGGGCGCGTGGCTGCAAACGATGCTGACCACCGGCATCTACTCGGTAAACGAGTGCCGCGAAGTTTTGAACATGAACCCGATTGGCCCCGAGGGCGATCAGCGGTACATGCAGATGAACCTGACCACGATGCAGGGCATCGCGGCAGACGCTGCCGTTGGCAACGCTGGCGAGCCAGTCCCGGCAGACAACTTGCCAGTGTCGTACACCGACGAACTACTCAACGGCGAGACGCCGCCGGAAGGTGCCGTTAAGCCTGTCGGCCCGATGCCACGTTCACGCAAGCCACGCAAGAAGAAGTGAGCCACATGGACAATCTTGAACGCCGCTCAGTTGCCCTGCCGCTGACGATGGAAACCCGAGACGCCGGCAAGGCGTACATCGGGGGCTATGCGGCCAAATACAACGTACGCAGCACGATGCTTGGTACGTTCCGTGAGCAGATCATGCCGGGGGCGTTTACCCGCGCTCTCAAGGAGCAGGCGCACCCCGTCGTGGCGTTGTGGAACCATGACCCCAACTACGTGCTGGGCTCAACCCGCAGCGGCACGCTGACGTTGGACACGGATGACGAGGGCATGCGGTACAGCGTCGAGGTGCCTGACACTCAACTCGGCCGGGATCTTTCCACGCTGATTGCTCGAGGTGATGTCTGGGGCTCGTCGTTTGCGTTCGTCATCGCCAAAGATGGCGAGTCGTGGGACAAGGACGAGGACGGCGTGGCCCTGCGAAACGTCCACGAGGTTCAAGGCGTCTACGACGTTTCGCCAGTTCTGACGCCAGCGTATGAGCAGGCCACGACGGGCGTGGCGGTTCGCAGCTATGAGCGGTTTCTACAATCGCACCGACCGGCGCTGACGCTGCCGGAACTTCGACGGGACGCGAAGACCGAAAAGCAGATTCGCAGGTTTTTGAGGCAGCATGGCCGTCAAGTCGGGTGATGTTTGCGAGTGCCGAGCGGCACGCTATGGCGTGTATGCGTCGGTGGACAAGGGCGGCGTCTGCACTCGTTATCTGCGATGCCCCGCATGCCGAAAGACGGCCAAGCACGTCGTGAAGTCGTGCGAGATACGCAGGCGCTCTGTACCTAGTTAGGTACTCACGTCACATCCTGCTTCTGCAAGGAGTGCCCGGCCCGGCTCTACCGTGCGAATAGGTCACCACCTACCGCACACAGGAGCCACGCACATGGCCGCCAGCAAGGTCAAGGAACTTCTCGACGAACTCGCCGCCACTCTCGCTGAGCTCGGCATGCTCGACGAAGAGGGCGTTGCTGAAGAGGCTGCCGAGAACACGGACGGCACGCCCGTTGAAGGCGAGCGATCCGCCGTTGAGGCCGTTGAGGCTCGCCAGGCGAAGTACGACGCCCTGCTTGCCAAGGCTGAGCGGATCAAGTCCGCCATTGCCAAGAGCGAGGCCGCTGAGGCTCGCAAGGCTGAACTGCTCAAGGTTCTGCACCGCGCTGCACCCGTGGAGACAACCGACGTGAAGCCCCGCATTGAGCCGATTTCGACCCGTGGCTACAAGCCCGGCATTTTTGAGTCGCCCGAGATGGCCCACCGCTGCGGCCAGTGGCTGAAGGCGCACTTCGGTGATCGTCAGGCCCGGCAGTGGTGCTCGGACCACCTCGGCACTGAGTACCGCGACATGGGCGGCCAGGTGAACAGCCTCGGCGGCAATCTGATCTTCGAGGATTTCAGCAATTCGATCATACGTTTGGTAGAAAAAT